GATTTATTAGAACATTCGTAGGAGAGCCATCGTCATCACGAAAAGTCACGCTGTCGCTGTCTACAAATAACGTGCCGACAGTATTTTGTAAATGCGTGTATCCAGAAGCGTGATGTTTAATCTTAAACTCAGAACTATCGCCTAATTGAAATTCTGTTCCGTCAGATAGCTTTAAGACGCCCGTCATCGTGTCTCCGCTCTTGGAGACGGATTCTGTGTCAGCTTCAGTATTGAGATCGTTTAGTAACGCAGCTGTAATACGCAGCTCACACTTGTCTGCAGTAGAAAACGCGCGCGCAGTAGTGCCGTCTTGCGCACGGACCACGGTCAACGTGTTCCCGCTTACAGCTGTGACTTTAACAACTTCGCGATTAGCGCTTACATCTTCTAACGTAACGTACGTGTAGTCCGCCCCGGAAAGAGTAGGGAACACAGATCCGTCACTAACAATTAGCGACGTCGTTGAAGTTGATATGTTTGCAGCTAACAGCGTAGCAGCGTTGTTACTAAACTTTACCGCCATCTTAAATACCTCGGGCTGTTAATTTGCTTAACTTACAGTCACAGACCACGTGATTGTCATACTGTCCTGACTTCCCTTGTTGACGACCGCAAAAACCGTGCGACATAACATCGTTCCGGCAGAGCTTGCATTTAACAAAGCCGCCTCAGTTATCGCTCCGGTTCCCTCACCGGCGCCGAAGGTAGCGGTATAAGTTACAGTCGCGCCACTAACAACAGTGCTAGCTAAACCGTTTCGGTCAGCTTCTGAACCAAGGGCGGTGTTTGAAGATGCAGCAGCTGTCGAGTTAGTGCCAATAGCCATATGAGACATGGCTCCGAGAGAAGTGTCTTTCATGCGGCTGGCTACATAACCTTTACCAGCAGTAACTACAAGGTTCGGTACTTCTTGAACTACCTTGTCGTTTATCGCAATGGCCAAGTGGCCTGTCATTTTTAAATCATCATGTAACATTGGGTGTCTCCTAATTATTTAAAGTAGCGGTATTTAAAGCCCCAGCATTTAAGACAGAGGGAGCTAACGATCTGTTTAGAACAGAAATAGACTCCGCTACAGATACCGCATCTGTGCGGCCTGTAACGAAAACAGATGTGTATAAATCACTCATGGTAGGTGTATCACCTACACTCTTTGCCGTGCTGAAGTGTTGCGTATCGGTAAACGATACAGAGTTCGATTTAGCGCCGACTGTGTCTTTAGTAAACGCGTTGATGTCAGTAAAGTCATCGAGCGTCAGCGTGTCAGCAAACGCTCTTGAGTAAGTCAGGGTTCGAGAAAAAACGTCCGCTGTAGTTACGCTATCTATTTTTGCCAAATCAAACGATGTGACAATTAACTCGGACAGCGTTGCGGTATCGGTTACTGGCTTACTGTATGCGTACTCAACCACGTCAATTGCGTTTAGTAGTTCGTCTCTGTTAATACCGGCAGTCAGAGTTGAGGTATCACCAATTGATAAGGAGTCACTAAATTGACGCTGCAGCGTTAGCAAGACAAAAGCAAAATCGCCAATTGAAAAATCGTCTTGGGGACCTTTGCCCACATCAACTGACTGTAAGACATCAGACACAGTCCCTACAGAATCTGTAACGTTCTTCTCTGGTGTTAAGGCAGCTAAGTCTCCAAGAGTAAAACTCTCATCTCTGAAGTAACGATTCTTTGTGTCGTAATCTAGGATTACCTCGGCAGCCGCAAACTTAGAAAAACTTACGCTGCTTTTTATAGCGGAGTACGTAACGTTACTTCTTAGTAATTTATAAGAAGTAGATGCGTTAACCTCAACGGAAGTAGCCTGGACTTTAAGCATTAGTCAAAGTCGCTCCTGACCTTTAGCTTAATTAAATCGTAAACAGTTTGGATGCCACCAGTGCTAAAGGTTATTTCTATCTCACCTTCAAACGTACCGGCGGTATCTAGCGTACCCGCTGGAAAGTCTGTAACTACTTTTCCTCCAGTGCCGTTAGTCACTGTGCAGGTTAGGGTACTCTTAACCGTTGTACCGCCTAGCTCGCGCAACCGTAATTTAACACTAGCGCCCGTCACATCGATGGGTGCCCAGGTAGTACTATTGTTTGCGTCTAATGTTTGACCAGACGCAGCGGCGTTGCTGTCTCTTAAAGTAAAAGTCAGTTCGGGTAGTGTGTCGCCAGTCACCAGATTTAATGTGTCTGAATAAGCCATGTTATATACCTTTAGATCTAGTCATTGTATTAGTAACGCTAATATATTACCACTAATTAATAGCACCAAAGAACAGGAGTAGTATCCCTTATGTCAACGTGTATGAACCCTTTTGCAACTCCAATACCAGTAAAACCAAGGGCCGATGCATGCTGCACAATCTGCATACGCTGTGCTCCACCTGTTACAGCTATGTCAGCTGCAATACCATAACTATGCTGTCCGGGTTTTTGCTTTGCCTTTTCAAGGCTATGGCCTTCAGGATCTCTGTACCCGCTAGTTATAATAAACGGAAACCCACACGCGGCTCGCAAGTGATCTAGTTTATGGATAAACCCTATATTCATCTCATTGTTGCCTGTTTGTTGGCAATCAAAATCTTCAATTTTAAAATACTTAAACTTTTCCATTACTAATCCTTAAAAAAATATATTAACGCCGCTACGATAGCCGCCCATATAGACGCGGCCAGCGAACCGCCGATCTTAGCTACTAAACTATTTTTAGCTGCTGTCTCAGACAGTACGTCTAGCTTTCTTTCGTTCTCATCAAGCCTAAACTCTTGCCGTTTTAAACGAGCGTTTATACCGAGTATCTGCTCTTCAACGCGCGCAACGTCCAACATGACTTCAGTAAGCTTGTCGATTTTCACTTCAAGGCGGTCAAAGCGAAGCGCTATTTGCGAATCTTCTTTCATAGGAAATTCCACGCAAACACTGTCACAATAAAAACCATGATCGTTGTAATGCCGTACGCTATATACACTTCGAAGTCAGGGCGCTCTTCCATTATTTTTCCTTTGCTACTGAATTCTTTTTTTCGTATGAGCGCATAGCGCCCATACCTAACATGCCCATTAAAACAGGCGTCAGTAAAGAGGGGTCAACGGTGGGAACTTCAAACCAGATAGCAAGTATCTGGGATATAATCACGTTATAAGCCAGCCCCACGCCGCACGTCCAACCGACAAAGGGTCGCCAACCGCCGATAAACAGAGAGCCAGACTGAGCTTCAGCCTTGTTAACCTCTAACTGCCCTTTGGCTAATTCTGTTGCTTGCCGAGAGGCGAGGGTGCTGATCTCCGCAGCCAGTGCGTTTGCCTTATCTTTGTCCTCGATAAACTCAGATAGTAGTCCACTGACTGGCCCAATTAATGATGCTAGTAAACTCATAAAAGCCCCGTTGGTGAAATTCGATTTCTGAATGTACTGCTCGGCCCATCTTCCATCATGCGTACTGCCGTCTCAGCTGTAGGGCCTAAGCCAACAGAAATTGCGCCCATCGGTCCACGGCCCCAGTCAGAGGCTTGCATCATCTGCTTTCCGATAGTCAAAGGGCCAAAAGCGTATGATCGGTCAAACGCGGCGCCAAGATATCGGCTCCAAGACATGTCATCGGTTCTAAAATAATTCTTATCGTCAGGGCTAAACCCAGGCAATACGTACGCTAAACCGTACTTAGCATATTCACGTAGTTCCATGCCAGCCATCGCCAAAGGTAGCGTAGCTATACCCATAATTGCGAATATACTAGCAGCTCCACCCATAGCGGCTAGGGCAGGGACGTCACCTTCTTTTACACCGTCTAACCGAGCACTTGCTTCGCGTTTTGCTCCGGCTGCCATAACCTTTCCGTAAGAATAAAAGAACCCTTTAAGCTGCCATATCAAAGCAAACCGAGGATCGGATGCCCATACAGGTCTTTCGGCGGCGTTAGGGCGCAACGTAGAGGACTCGACAAACCGCACTAGGGCTTCTTCTACTTTCATACCTTCGGGCGTAGTAAAGTCTTGTCCACTATCGCGCCACGCTTTTACATCTGATGCGACAACGCCTAGTTCTTCTAAGTACCGTTTAGAATCTACATTCTGAGTGTCTGGGTTTGAATGTTCGTCAAGAAACTTGAGGCCCATGTTTACCGCAAATTCTCGAGTAAATTTGGTGTACTGATCTAGGTAGATTAAACGGAAGAATCCGTCAGTAAGTTTTCTTGCACTATCATTCATCCACTCCATTTCAGCCGCAGACATTAATACGTTGGCAGATGTCTGTGAAGATACCACTCCGATATCTCGGGCTAACCGCCTAGCTTCGTCAGGGTTCTTTATAGTATTAATAATTTCCTTCATGCCTACAGCAACTGCGCTGAACTCTTTGCTTGCAATTACAGGGCCTGCTAGCTCAGGTAATGAACCTAGTACAGCTAATGGTAAAATTGCTACTATCTGCATTAATATTAAAGCGCTCTGAATATTTTTCCATGTCTCAGGGAGAGGTTTGGTGTTATACCCCAGATACTTCTCAACAATCATCTTCGCTTCTTTTTGAGCGGCTGGAGATAGTTTAGCCAACTCTTCTTCGTAGATAGAATAACCAGCGTCGTCTTTTGTGTTGCGGTTCCACTCAACGCGTTTGATAATATTACCGAGATATTTAAGCGTGGCGACTTCAGGCTCCTCAACAAAACCGGCGTCGCGCAGAGCTTGCGGCGAGATATTTTTTGTTAGTATTAAAGCTTTTTCTGCAGAGGTTGCAGGGTTTACTTCCCTATTTAAGACGATCGGCGCTCCGTCAAGAACGCTTTGCTCGTAATCTACTAATTTTTGTACGGCTTTTTGAACTTCCCCTAAATCTTGGTTAGGGTTTGAATCCATAATTAAAGCTACAAACTGATCAGAGCGGTGGTGGATCTCTGACAGTTTTAGGGCGACAGGGGTATAGTTATCACGCTTAGCAATATCAGTATTTGAAGGATCAATATACTCGTCATGCAATTGTTCGAACCACTTACGTATGGCGAGCGCTTTGCCTTCTAGCTCAGCAGTTGGCGTATCGGTAAAGGCTTCTGCAAATGCTCGGTTTACTTCTTCGGTCTTTAAATCGCCACCAAGAGCTTTTTCTAGCTTATTCCACCACTTGTTGCCCGCTGCTGTAGACGTTTTGATGAACCCCAGCTTATTCTTACCTTGGTTGTTAGGATCTTGGGCGCGGCCATAAAATAAATCAGCCATCTTGTTACCCGCAATTTTTCGCATACGCGAATCTGCTGTGAACAACATATTATAAACAGGCGCAAATCCTTCGCTGCTGACAATTTTAACGACCTGCCGTTGTATCGCTTCAACATAGCCGGGCTTAGTATTTTTGTTAGCGGCCTCCGCCATTTTTCTAACTAGTACTTTCTCTTTAAAGGTTGCGGCTTTGGCACCGGATTGCTGGGCGGTGAACTTACTGTTCACACGATTACGGCGGACAACTTCATCCATGTAGGAGTCAAAATCAGCGGAGTACGCTTTTTTACCGAACCGTTTCTGTAGCTCAGAACCAAGCTGTTTATGAAAGGCGGCTAGTGTTCTTGCAATCTTTTTAAAGTGAAACGCCACAACGCCTGCAGTAACAATCTTTTTACTGGTACGCGACGCAGGGTCATTAGTCGTGCCTGCCTGTTTTGCGCGCTCGGACGTAGCGGTTTTTACAGCCCATGTGCTGACCTGATCTGCGTACCACTCTTCAAAGCCGTTCTCGTTTTTATATTGAGAGGGCGCATCTTTTGCATCGCGCGCTGCTTCAAAAGCTGCGTAGATCCTGTTGTACAAAATAGGGTTGTTTAGGCTAAGGCTTTGCTGCTCTTGAAAGAGTGCGTGCCCTAACTCATGCGCTACTGTAAGCGCTGTCTGTAGTTCGTTTTTGCTGACCGAGGTGTCGACTAAAATAATGTGAGCGTCGCCGAAACCGATATATCTTCCGCCTCCCTCTGGGTTAGCTTTTAGATCTTTTGCTATTGACTGGACATAGCTTGCAACTTTAGGGTCAGTAAACAGACGAGAAATATCTGCACTTGTTGCGGCAATTAAGGCATCAGCTGTAAAAATAGATACCGGCTTTTTTAGACGCAACGATCGGCGAGCGATGTCAGTAAGTTTTTTAGTAAAGCTATTAGCGGGCAAACCAAAAATACGTGTTTTCGGCGCGTCTGCACCAGGGTCAGAGCGTCCGTATATGTTTTCTTGCGTAGTGTCTATATTCCCATCGCTCATACGATCTATTTCAGATCTTCCGTCGAACCCTATTTCGTCATCGCGGCGTTCTTCGAGGCCGACGTCGCGCTCTTCGGCGAGCTGATCTTCCGTTATTTCAGTCTTTACTTCTTTGGAGTTGACGCCGTCCCACTGAGTTTTTTCTATTTTGTATTGCGCGCTGTCCGTACGACCTTCAAGAAACGTTTGCACTTCGGCTTTGTTTCCGGTGAAGGTCATTGTTCCACTATCATTACCATCAATTCGAGTTGCGGTGTACTGTGCGTCTTTACCCGCAGTTTCTATCGGAGTAGTTCTTAACGACTTAGACAGCATTGTTTCAGAACCCGAATCTGTTATCGCCGCAGCTGTATCTACCGTTTGCAGTAGGGGTGAACGCTCTGGCTCAACAGCGGTCGTGTCACCCGCTTCTTGTGCTTTTTTAAATCTACTATATGCGCGCGCATATAACCTACTATCTATTACGAGTTGATCTAATGTAGGCCCATCCAGAATCGTGGTGCCGCTTTTGATTTCATAACCCCGAGAAATTAGTTCACCTAGCATTCTGTAGAGGCCATTACGCGCTGCGGTTTCTGGCCCGCCTTCCGTAAAATTAACTCCCTCTTCTTCCTGCACCATTCTTTGACCATCTTTTACAAGGTCTACAAGATTCACAGGTTTGCCGTTTATTGTGACAATTTCACTTGGATCTTTTGGTACCCAACCGTTGTTATCGGTGCTACCTTTAACTTTCTTTTTTCGGGCAAAGGCACTACGTGTAGCTCTAGTAAGAGCGCCGCGCAGCATTTGACTAAGGGTGTTAGCGCGACGGTTTTTACCTGTTTTACCTACTTGTGTCACGGTCGGCGCGTCGGGGTCAACAAGCGCATCCGGTTGTTGATTGTAGACATCTTGCTCAGGTGGCACGCCCTGCATAATAGAGTACGAGCCGTCTTTGTTATTATCAACAAAGACATCGGTCTCGGGGTTTTGCACTTTGAGTTGGACGGACTGTTTTAAAAGCGCATCGCTCATTGAGCCGAACTTAGGATCAGTCCAATCTATCTGACCGTATTCATCGATAAACGCCGCTTCAAACCTATCGCGCAGCGCTTCAGTGTTTTGAAATATTTGTCCATTTCCAGGCGAGTATGTCTCGGAGTTACCAATATTTTCGTAATTAACCGGGCCTTGCTCATTAACGCCACGGCCAAACTCTTCTTCTAGGTTATTAGAAAAGCCATCTTCAGGGTCAATGTCTTCGTCCACAAATGCGTCCTGTACATCTTGTGGTACGTCGATGTTTCGGACTTGTGGGCCCTGTTCTTTATCTAATAACTTCTTACGTTCTTCTAGCGCTTTCTCAACTGTCTGCCTTGTCTGGCTACCACCTTCAGGAGTTTGTTTACGCGCGGCGTCATATGCAGCACTTACACCAGCCTCATTAGTAGCTTCCGCCCACACAACGTTTCCGTCTCGATCGCGCGCTTCAATCGATATACTTGCGTCTTTAGGCTTTGTTGCGCTGTAACCTAATGCTATCTGAAGTGACGCATCGCTCGCTTCAGCGTCAACAACCGCTTTCGCGACATCTTCGTAGCGCGTTAAAATCGTTCCGCGACCTGGCACAAATGCCGTGTAAAGGACTTCGCCCTCGACTTCTACCGCTCTGACTGCGCCGGGCCTAGTTGTCTTGGTCTTCTCATCTGTTACTGGCGCGGCAGCGCCGTACGCAGGCTCATTTCCTGCGGACCATACCGCGTTTCTCTCTGTATCTGTATCTAAGAGTGCGCGCATTTGAGCGTTCATATGAGACATCGGCTCAGTAGTAGTCAAGCCATCGCCATTGACGCCGTACTGCTCACGGTTGTAGCGTTCATTAAGCCCTTGCTCGCGTGCGTCTTGTATATACTGTCCTGCTTTTGCAATCACCGCTGCTGATGAACTTAACGAACCAGTTACTGCTCGACCGCCGCCAGACATAGCACCGCCGCCGACAGCGCCACTGAACGCTGACTCAGCTAAACGTAGTAGGGCGTCTTCAGCAGTAAATGTATCATCCGCCTGCATAACGTTAGCGACCTGAAGTGCGTCTTGGCCTGTTTCAGCGATCGATTCTCCAACACTACCTTTACCAGTAGCTTTTGCGATCTCTTTACCTAGCTTTGCAATTATAGAGCCGTCGCCACCGCGTTGTTTTGCGATGCCTTTAAGGTTTTTAAATATAGCGTTTTGAATAACTCGTTCGCCTGCTACTCCGATAAGAGCCTGCGGTGCAGCAACAGCTAACGCTCGGTATGCCGCTTCGTGATCTGAAAGACCGTCAATTTCTAAGTTCTCGCCAAAATTAGCACCGGACATTAACCCGTATTCTTCAGCAAACTGCCCTACAAGTGCGCCTTTACTGGGACTAAGACTTTCGGCCATTCTTCCTCGCACAGACTTTTGTGCAAGTTGATAAGCTAGTTCTGCTACTTCTTTTTCGTCGGGGGTAGCTTCGCCCGCCGCTGTTCTTTTTATGGAGTCTTTTACTATTTTCTTTGCTGCTACTCTGCTAGAAACAGATAGCCCGGTCTTCATTATAGCCGTACCGACCGCTGAGCTGCCGCCTGACATTACTGTAGTTAAAGCGTAGGGGGCGACTTGCCCGCCTATCTTTACTGTCTGGTTTAAAAACCCTTCGAGAGTGGGGTTAGCTGTGAACTCCTCAAATGTTTCGAGCCCTGATAAAGAGTCTGCGATTCGCGCTTCACGCGCTTTTGCGGTTTGGATGTTGATTTGAGCCGCTTGGTCATCGCCGGTTACAGTATTTAGTAGTCCTTTTAAGTAATCGGTATCTGTGCGGATACCCTCGATGCCAGCGCCGAAACCACGCCCAGCTATCTCACCTACGCCAGATGGCGTTACAGCAGAATCGGCAATAGGTTGCTCTTGGTTTTTTTGAGCGTTACGCTGCCTTGGAGTCTCGTTTCGAATATTAGTGCGTTCGAATAGCGCCGCTATAGCGTCGCTCATTTACGGGCCATCTGCCGCCTGATATAGGCGAACCCACTAGCGCCAAACAGGTCTTTTATCACGGTCGCAGATATTGTTTCGTCTATTTGCTGCTGGGAACCAAGGCCTTTGACACCAAACCTTACGGGTTCTTTGTTAGCATCTCGCTCGGTTACCATTAACCTATTAAGAAATTTATCACCGCCGCCTATATGATCTATAGAGTCATCAGGTAAAAAGTTTTCAAAGAACGTACCATACTCTTCACTCTCCGCGAGAGCCTGGAAGCCCGCGCTTATTATCCCGTTAACCTCCGCTTGCAACGCTGGGTAATCAGGGCTCTTTTGCTTACGCGCCTTTTCCATTTCTGCATAAGCTTGCGGGAATACGCCACCGACGCCACCGACCTCTTTAAATAACCTACCTCGATTAAAGTTAATATCGTCATTAATGCCGCCCTCGCCGTCGTCACCGTATATAGCGGTTTTCAGACGGGTTGATCTCTCGTCTGCACGTTCTCGGGTATCACCAGAGAGTTCTTCATTAAATTTATCTGTAGCTAAGAAATGTTTTTTGATATCTAATTTTAACTTGCCACGACTAGTTTCCGCGTTATACACGCCTGTTAGGGAGGTCTGTTGTTTGCTTAAAGAATCTCGCGTCTTGTTTGTCAGGTCTTGCGCTTCACCAGCAGTCATATTGGTGGTGCCGCCAGTACCTAAGTTAACCATTTCTTTTCGTATGATCTCTGCCGCCGTTCGGTCGCCGGTTTGCTTCGCTGTAGCATACATCCAGGCGCGCACGTTTTGCTGAGCAGCACTAGGTAGCTTACGAATATCAGCGGCTGTCGTTACACCCGCGTTATCCAAAACTGCCGCCAGTTTTCTCTCGTCGTCAGCAGTTGGTTCAAAACCGTCGCCGTCAACGTGGGCTACGAGTTGGTCTGGGGTCATTGTGTCAAGCTTGGCGAATAGTCCAGCCTCCAAGTCCTGCGCGGCCTGCTGAATTTGCTCGGGCTGATTAGCAATAGCGGTGAAGTTGGCGTTAGCCTGGTCAAGAGTGATGCTAGGTTTGCCCTTTGCCGCCTCAAGCATTTTTGAGCTGTTAGCAAGGGGATCAAAATACTCTATATTTTCATCGCCGACGTCGGTTAATCCGACAGCTTTCCCCACGCTAGAGTTGGCTCCGGCAATACCGACATTACCGACGCTTTTGGGCCCAAGCAACATCAGGTCTACCATTGCAGCGGGCTGAAGCGCTAAGGCCCCACCGACCTGCTTTAGGCCAGCTCTAATGTTTAAAACATTTACGGCCTGTGCTTTTTGCTCATCCGAGAACGCCGACCATTTCTCTGGCGTGATATCGGCTTGCGCTAGGCGCTCTTGTATACTATTTTCGTCTGAGACGGGAGCAGGGTTTGTAAGAATCTCCGGTACCGGAATGCCCATAGTTTCTGCTTGGCTTAGTAATATCTGTAATTTTTCTTCTGGCGTTTCAGCACTCGCTAATAGCCCTTTAAATTGTCGCACCATTCCTACGTTTTTTTCATCGCCAGTAGCAGGGTCGTCGGCTGCTATTTCAAGCTCGCCTATTACCGCTGTCGCAATCGTAGCCTGAGCTGTCTGACGCTTTACTACTTCTTCTGCGTCAGCCTGTCCCATACCTTGTGCCAATAAAAAATCCATAGTGGCATCTGTGCCACCTAGCGTGCTGTTGCCACGAATATTAGTTTGGTATTCGTCGTCCATTAAACGCGCTATGACCTGTGGAGGAAGGGCAGCGACAGCTGAATCGTTTGAAATCTTTCCATCCCCGGTCAGAACGCCTTTCGTACCATCTTTATACGTACCACTAATAATTAGCCCATTTGGGTTCGTGCGGTCTATCGTGTCGTACGTGAAACCTTCTGGGATATCAGGGTCTTTCTGTAGCATTTTAAAAGCGAGGCTATCGTTAACTGCGCCGCCTTCTACGATATTTTTGATTGCTTGCGGCATGTCAAAACCCATTGGGCCTAGCTCAGGGTTAAGAAAGCCCGCAGCAGTAAGCTCGCCGGAAAATCGGTCGTTATCTTTATACAGCTGTTCCATAACGGTTTTTTTATTTTCAAGTGCCAACTTGTCAATATCGAGGCCCTGCTTTTTAGCGTCGAGGCCCTGCTTTTTTAGTACGCCAGGCTGGAGCGCGTTCGATCGGGAGTTCCCGTCCTCATTAATTTTGGTCTGCCTTTTATTAAGCTTGTAATTATCTTGGGCAAGGGCATAGCTTTGGTCGTATTGACGCACCGACTCATCGAACTCTGTAAGGCGTCTTTTATTCTCAAACTGCTGCTGCCCAAACGCTTGCACAGAGCTAGCACCGCCTACTAATCCTTCTAAAAAAGCTGACATAAAATTCTCTCGTTAAAAGGCAAAAGCCATTATTGCCATCGCACCTAAACTACCAATAGTGCTGTAAGTTTGCGCTTTAGATGCTGCTTTAGCCTGTGTATAAGCGTTTTTGCGTTGCGTTGCGTTTTGCGCTGCCGACCCCAACTGGTCTAAAGAAGATCTGTTAACGCCTTGACCAATGTTGATAAGATCCGCCATTTTGTTTGTGTTGGCCTCTCTCTGAGCGATACGCGAATCATTTACCGCTTGCGTACTGCCAAGCGTACTAGCCATATCCAGCTGGCGTGTCTGCTGTTGTAGTTGTGCGGGGGTCAGTGATGCGCCGTAGCGAGATGCGTTTCGAGAAGCGATGCCTTCAGATATTCCTGATGCAGAGGCGGCGTCTTTACGCGCCTGGTCAATTAAAGAGGTGTCGTTCTGCGCGTCGTCTATTAAACCGTCTTCAAACTCGCCGTAATTCTTTTTATAGTCTAAATATTGTTGTCGGGTGATGGACGCGTAAATGTCATCAGGGTCTCCAGTTGCAGCTAATCCGCTTGTACCGCCTGAGTAATTAGAACCCAACCCGCCGCCGCCTGCTCCACCTGAGTAATTAGAGCCTAACCCGCCACCCATCGCTCGGTGTCCAGGGTTTGTAAAAAGACCAGACGCCACATCTTTTTGTTTCTGCGCGAACATATCGCCTATTCCTGTACCCGGCATTTGACTCATTAGAAAACCTCCCCGAAAATATTAGAATGGGCTAGTCTATTTTTGAAACCGCTCACCTTTTGACCCGCGTCATTAACTGGACTGAAGAACGAACCATTAGTTTCGGTAGTCCCTGTCATTCCGTTTTTCTTAGTACCTGACGTAGCTTTGTTCTGCATACCCTGCATAAGAGCCGCGCCTGCAATCTGTCCTGCCGCGCTGTATTTAGCCTGTGCGACCTGTTGATTAGCTTTCGCCCTTGTTAGCGCTTGAGACGTAGCTAAATTAGCTGCTTGTGCCATACCAGTTTGCGAATCAGCCGCCTGGCCACGCGCGGTACCTAAGACGTTTGTCTGCATTTTGTTCTTAATGTTTTTAGCTGATGTGCTTGCTACACCTAACTGGCCCTGATATGCCTGAGCTAGGTCACTTCCACTATCACCACGGATAGCTTTTTGTGCCGAGTTCTTGGATAGGGCTTGCATAGTGTCTGCGTTGGCACGACCACGGAGCGTCGACGCAGTGTTGTCTGTAAGAGATTCGTCGCGCATCTTCTGTAGAAGAGGGTCATACTTCTCTTTAAAGTATTTATGTTCCGCCATAGCGGCAGATGCAGACGCTTTCTCTGATGCGGACGCTTTGTAATCTTGTTGTTTTGGTTTGCTGCCCATTACAGTTCTCTCGTATAAATAGCGGTGTCTAGTTGCCAACCTTCATCTAGTAAATAAGACTCTAGTTTTTTGATTGGCGTCCGTACTTCTATGTTTTTAAAGCCTGCTTCGCGGGCTACCTGCTCGAAAAAATCGTAATGTTTTATTACACAATTTTGTCCGCGCTCTTTGGCCCATGCTAGCCAGACTAGGAAAGTTCGGTCGCCCGTGAAATCGTCTGTCTCACCAGTAGAGATAACAAACCCTTCTTCAGCTATCCAAAGTGCGGCTGACCCTTCTTCGCATGCTATGTAGACATCGGCTGCTGTAAACGTAAGCTGCGGCTGGGCGTCTAATATTTCTTGTATCGCCGGTAGTACCCAGTAACAATGTACAGCGATGTCGCCGAAAAATGGCTCAGCCACCTGAACCGTATCTACGTCTTGTGTTGCCTGCTCCTGCTCCTGCATATTTAACTCTCCTAGCTACGGGGGTATCGCCTTGGCGTGAACGTCTTTCAGCTTCTGTTACCGCTACAGAGAATAACTGCCCATATAAGTTGGCAGCTTTAAGGTCCGTCCAATCTCTGTTAGGTATTCTTAGTAACCGAAATAACGCCCCGTTAAGAATAGCGTCACGGTAATCGTTCATAACGTCGTCGTTACACCCAGTGCTTGTGTGCGTTGGTTTTAATACCGCGCGAATAATAGTGCTACTGACTGAAGTAGTTGAAGGCATAGGTGCTAGCCAAAACAGCGCTGATGTCTGCTTTACGAAAAAGCTAGGCGTACTGGCGTTAGCAGTCTCTCGCCATTTGGGTAGGCGTTGCTCTAGTAGGGCGGTTGTAATCGGCTCTAAATCTTTACCTTGATGGGTGACCCATAGGATTTTTTGAATAGAAGTGCCCGATGGTGCTTCAAGATCATACTCATAGATCTTTGATACGGTGGTTACAGGGTCTAGTTCTGCTTGGTACACGCTAGCGCGCTCACATAACTCTATAGTAGCGGCCCTAATGCTATTTCTAATTATTAGATCAGGGCAGCCATATAAGTTTGACGCAATATCGGGTACTAGAGATTCATAAGTAATCGCCATGTTTTACCCCTAGCTACGACCCATTGGCGGAAGAGGCTGACGTTGGTCTGTATTAGGAGAACTTACAGCGTCTAATTGCCCTTTACCTGTTACGGAGGCGGTAAACAGTTGATAATGGCTACTAGCTCGCTGCGCGTTACCTGCGTACTCCGCATCTTTCATGTAAGCCATATACAACACGTAGTTCATAATAGCGTTAGCGTATATGTCAGGTATTGAAAGAGTGCCACCTTGCGCAACAGCCACAGGGTTAGACGAAAAAATAATCTCTAGGAAAGAGCTACCAGCAACTCCTGGGTACACGTAAAAATTACGTGGGTTAGCTTCGTCGTAAATGTAATGTTTTACGATAGCCGTATGCGCTGCGTCGCCCGCGACAGTTGGATCGTGCCAATCGGGGGTTTGTGCGTCAAGAACTTCACGGTCTACGACCCGAACTGCTCGCTTACCTGTACCATTGCTAGCGGCGGACATGTTTCTGACTACCTTTAGCAACCGATTGCCGCCGGTTGGTATTGACTGCTTTGTGCCTGTAACCAAAGTGATTGTAGAGTTTGTAGCGCTGGCATCAGGCTTTAGCAAGGCTACCTCCCGCTGTGCATCATTAACCCACAAGACGAGTTCAGCAACGACGGGCCATCTGACGCCCGTCGTATCTTGTAGGACTGTTTGTGCTCTATCGACTACGCTTTGTACTGTTACAGACATGATATATACCTATGAGTTAAGGATTGATTCCCAGGCTGCTTCCCGTTCATCAGTACCAATCGTTTCTCCCATCGCTTTATTTACAACTGCAGCTTTGGGGTAACCATCGGTTTTAAAATTCTTTGGGTCACCTTCGTCCATCATCTTTTCAAGGACAGTGACTAATACACTTGAGACTTCTGAGGTCTCTATTTCTTCAAAAACAGCTTCTTCGGCTGCGCCTTCTTCTACGTACTTTTTGTTATATTCTTTAGCGCCCATCTGGATCGCTATAAGGCCGATTTCATCGGATATTTCCTGCGTAATGCCCGCTTCAAACAGCACTACTGCGCCACTTAAAGTTGCCACTCGTAATGGCTTATCGCTAACAATCTTCATGATTAATTCCTTTTTTAAATAAAAAACCCCTCTCCTCAAAAAGAAGAGAGGGGGTGTTTCTTAGTACGCTGTATCGAGAGCGATAACACCGAAGTCTTGTACAGAGCCACTAATGTCGCTGTTGTACTTAGGCTTACGCATGCCGAAGATCTTACCTACAGAAATACCAGACTGGTTACCGTAGTCGAAAGTATCTTCAACCATCTCAGGTAAACCAATGTCAGCCATTGCAAGAGCTTGAGCACCACAGAACAGAGCGCGTGCTCCATTGATGTTAGCGCCTGCGCCCCACTTGTATCCAGCTGCTCCAGCGTTGCCAGAAGCACCAGAAGTAGCACCAGAAGTATTGAACACGTGTCGGAACTCGTGAATCATTACACCGTCTACCATCAAGCTAGAAGAACCAGAGAACAAGCTGTTAGAAGTTCCACGCACACCCGCATTACGGACGTTAGCAAGGAAGTTCGCATCAAGTTTCAAGTTAGCCATTTGCTGTGGAGTAACAAACATGTGGAAAGTTTCTTGGTTACCAGCACCACGAATACCACGAATGTAGTTGTCTTTAGCATAGGCTTTCAGCTCAACGATAGTGCTGTAAGAAAGCTTATCAACTGCAGTAACAGAAGTAGTGCTACCAGCAACCAACCCGTCAGTGGCATCCCATCGACGATGACGATCGCCAGTAGGAGCAGATACGTCAGAAGCAAACTCAAGATCAACAAG